AGCTAATTCTGCTCCATTAAACCATTCCGCAACATCATCAGTCATAGACAGGAGAAAATCATCACCATATAAAAACATTCGTATCTTAAGGTCAAAGTTTGCAACTATACCTTTCTTGATAGACACCAAATGGAAAGCCAACCTCATAAAGAAGCCATTACACAAGATATTTATAAGCGTTGTTAGTGCATTACCAGATGGATTACAATTCTTCCACTGGTATATCTTGCCAAATAGACAATGTTTCGAGTTCAGGAGAGGTTTTATTGCTAGCCTTGCAGCAGCACGAACACTCGCAGGTAACAGCATTATAATGGCTAATAAAAGTGCTTGTATGAGTTGAGCTGGCAGTGTTTTGTCAAACTTCTCATAATCACCATCCAAAACATTGGGATGTAGTTGTTCATACAGCAAGCGCCAATGTTCACTATGGGGGTTAACACCCCATGCTGAATCACCTACCAACGGGTTGTTGATAAGGACTTTTATTAGTGGCCAAAACAGGCGTTTTAAGATTACTGTGTACCAAAAGGGAGCACAAGACAAGTATCTAGCTCCCTTTGCTTTCCCATCTTTCATATCTGTTGGTTCATCTTTTGACGCTCCTTCAAAAACTACATCGATTTCTTCACCTCGCATTAAGCAGTTCCACTTACTCTCGCAGTAAGCTACAAACTGTTCATACAACGGACCTTTTTGACCGTCTTTATATATTTCATGCTTGTCTTTGATGACTACACCATCATCGACTGGGTGTCCCATTGATGTCGTTAAATCACAACCACTAATGACTTCTTCCCAGTCAGGTATATACTCAGAGTAAGTAGCCATGACAGCAGAGCTAAAGACACCCAACACAGTGGATTGAACCAATGTGTTGAATACCCTAAGTGATATTATAGCTAAGATGTTAGGCACTTTTCGCCCATACTCATTAAATGCTTGAGCAATAGAGGCTACTGTGCTGTTTCTTGGTTTCTTGCCTGCAATGTCACAGCCAAAGATCCTCCTGCTGGCATCACGGAAAAATGTCCGGTGCACGTATGATGTATTAGAATTGAACCTAACACAGCCAGACGTTCCAACAACATCATGAACAATTTCCTCTTTCACTGCTATGTCTTCTAACGGTACTTCACCGCTATGAGCAACACAACCAGCTATAAGTTGGGTGTCATTGTCAGGATTGTAATCGTCGATATAACGTCCAAAAGTAGAACCAGTAGAAGTACCAGCAACATACACACCAACCATATGTAAGGCATTACGTGCCTTATTATATTGGAATATGGGCATACCACTAAAACTTGCCATAAGATAACTGGACGTTATCATAAAATGTGTATCTTTAGTCATCATGTAGCTGTCGTCACAAGAGTTGTCATTGTAGAGTAGATCACTCTTAATTTTACTAACTTTTGGAGACTGCATGGATGCTATCATAGAACCATCTATTTTCCTTTCAAAATGGATATGTTGAACAGTCCCATGAGATATATCAAAGGGTTCTATTGGCACGGCTGATGGGAATGATGAACTTAATCCGGTGCATTGTATATAACCAGTGTCGTCTCCATCAGGATTAACAAACATAGCACAGTTTGTCACTTCCATAACATTAGGGGATCTAGTTGCATCTATAGCGTATATAAAGATACGTT